GAATCATAAGTGAATCCCTTGAATTGGTCGAGTGTAACAGTCTTCGAGACCATTGCCACGTCAGAGGCATTGGTTTGATAACCGCTAGTCATGTCGCCCGCAGTGACGTTAGTCGGAATGCGAGTGGTGATGGATTCGCCGGACTGAGAAACGTCAGAGGAGAAGTCTGTGGAGAGTGCGTTCAATGGAGCGAACAAGTCGGTCAAAGCCGGCAAGCTGTCCTGTGCTACTTTGGCGAGATTAACGCCTGCAATTGTATTAGCCATGTTGTGTGTGTGTTATTGTGGGGTGATTATTGACCGACCACAGATTTGTGTTCGGCATAAAATTCTGATGCGCCTTGGAAGTCGCGTGACTCCTTGAGTGCGTTGTATTCCTTCCAGAAGCCTTCTTCGGTCATCGCGACTGGTGCGACTTCCTCGATGATGTCCTCGATCGCTGGCGTGCCAGACTCGGCGAGCACTTCTGCGGCTTTGTCGGCAATCGCTTGTGTGGTTTGCTCGGTCGCGGCTGCGAGTGATTCGGCTGAGTCGATCTTGAACTGCTCAAACATTTCGTCGTTTGCTTTGATCTTGTCGCTTGCTTCGCTAACTTCGTTTTGGATCAGTGCGACTTGCTCTTCGTGCAGTTCGATGTCGCCTTGCAGCTTCTCGATTTGAGCGTTCGATGCTTCAAGTTGGCGCGCTTGGCATTCAATCTTGATGCCGTCGATCTTCGCTTGTGGGATTGCGTTGAAAGCCTTGAGGGTTTCCATGTCGCCAATCGATGCGGCTGCGAGGTTCGCGTCGCTGATCACGTCGATAAAGCCTTTTTCAAGTGCTTCCTCGGCGGTGAAATAAGTCTCGGCGTCCATTGCTTCGTCAAGTTCTTCGGCGCTCAGATTAGAGCGGCCGTAGCTGGTGCGGATGTTCGCTTCCATCTTGTCGAGTAGATCGGCGTCTTTGCGTAGTTGCTCGGCGCCGCCCATGCTCATGGTCCAAGGGTTGTGGATCATTAGCAGCGCATTGGCTGCCATGTGGATCTCGTCGCCGGCCATTGCGATGACGGATGCCATCGATGCTGCGAGCGAGTCAACGTGTGTGACGACCTTGGCGCTGTGGCGCTTGAGTGCGTTAAAGATCGTGTTACCTTCGACGATCGAGCCACCGCCAGAAGCGATGCGCAGGTTGATCGTTTCGACATCGCCCAAGCCTTTCAGCTCGTCGATAAATTCATTGGCCGACACTCCGAAACCACCAATGGAATCGTAGATGGAGATTTCAGCTTCGGCGGACTGATTGCCCTCCGCGTCTGTTTTGCGGTCCATTGCGAACCATTTATTTTCTGTTGTCATAATTTAACTAAGGGTTGCTGTGTCAAGTGGTGCTGGGTTCGTTAGAGTCTTCGAGTGGGATGTCGCCTGGCATTAATACGGTTCCTAGTTCGGCATCGGATAGGCCATGCGCTTCTGCGATCTGTTTGCGCTGCGCCAAGTATTCGGCCCGGCGTGTAGTGAACTCGATCGGGTCGTAGCCGCGCTTGGCTAAAATGTCATATTCAGATGCGACGCCGGCGCGTAGATCTTCGCGGTCTGCCTTGCGTGCGTTGCCGTCGTCCACTGTGAACTCGCGTGGCTTAGTAAAGCTGCACTTGGTCCAGTCTTCTGGTAGTGTGTAGATCCCTTGCTTGGCGCGCTTGGCGATAACGTAAAGTGCCATGCGCTTGCGGAAGCGTGCCAGGCATTCGACGCGGTCGTTGATCGAGTCGTTGATGTCGCGCTGGAATGCGCGGACGCCTGCGCCGCCGACTGCGGAACTGTCGAGCATCTCGCGTCGCCACTCCATGCCGTAGAATGCACCGGCTTCGATCTTGTCTGAGAACTTTAAGAAGCCATCACTTGGTCGGCTTGATTCGTGTGCCTCCAGTTTTGAACTGTTCTTGAGATAACGAATGGTGCCGCCTGCGAGTAGCTCGCTTTGGAATGGTGCCTGACTCGCGCCCGACTGGCCATTGATAATACTGGTGGCGGTGTCGCGCTTGCCGGTGTCGTTCGACTCTTTAAGTGTCAGAGCCGCGTTGACCTTCTGGCCAATCTTCTCGTAGTCGCGAACCTCGGCGAGATCATACCAGTCCAGCATGCCAGACGCGATCGCAGGAACGCCGCGACCTTGTGAGAACCAGTCCGGATCGGTGATGTGAATCATGTCGCGCGCTGAGATGTCGCGGAAGCTTTCCTTGTCTTCGCCGAGCACTCGGAATGCAACCTCTGCACCGACTTCGTTATAAATAATGCCGCTCTTGATTTTTAGACCGCGATACTTGCCGCTCTCGACGCGGTCCTCGTTGCTGTATGGATCGCTGCCGATGCGGTGTGCTTCGAGCCACTGCAAGCGTGGAAAGCCTGATTTGGATTCTGTCAGTAAGACAAATACGTCGCCATCGACGTCGAGTGACTTCGACTCGATCTTAACATTGCGGCGAAAAGAAAACTGCGGCCCGCGAATGTCGAGCAGTCCATCGATCGCTTCCATGTCGGCTTCGACGGCTGTAACAAAGTCTGCATCCTGCGAGTGCGATTGAAAGCGCCATGACTCGCCGTACACCTTGCCGCTCTTCTGTTTGACCGCGCCGCTAACTGTACTGTTGCTGGTATAGATGAAGCGCGCGTCGTTGCGTAGCAGTCGAGTCTTGTGCCGGCTCATTAAGTCGAGCAGGTCGCCATTCATGTCACCTTGCGCACTGCGCTGCGCGCTGGTCGATGCGGTCGGATAGGCGCTGTCGTTGCCCCAGAAGGCATATTGAAAAGCACGCTTGGCGCGCTTCGTGAAAGCTTTAATTGGTTTAGTAGCCATATTGAGTCCGTTGAGTAAAGCTGGCCACGGTGACGTTGGTGACATCGCCATTGGTATCGATTAGATAGGCGAGTAACTCGGCGTCCGTCATGATGCCACCGGACGCGCCGCCGATTTGAAGCATGCGCCAGGACTCGCGGACCATGTTTAGAAAGTCAGCGCCCGACTGCCCGACTGGTAACTCGTATGTGAACGACTTGCCCTGCACCGATGCCGACACGACGTAGCGCCCGCCTTGCTCAGCGGTTGTGTATTGATTGGCTGCCAGTGTCTCCAGCGCAGCGATCGACGCCGTCGCGGTCTTGCTGACGTGGCACCAGATAGAGAAAATAAAGTCGCGCATTAATAAGCGCGACTGTGTCAAGTAGACTGGGGTCAGTCTTTCTCGTCGGCTGGCTTTTCACTGACTCCGATCAAACCGGCCATCGCTGCTGCGACTAGCTGCATCTTTTCGCAGTCATACATGTGGTCATTGCGCGCGGTCTGTTTCCAATCGTAGTAGACGCTGCCGTCTTTGGGATTGGTCTTGGCGATGCGCGCCCATGAGTTGAGCTGGTTCAGATAGTTCGTGCCGGCGTTGTTCGAGTGTGTCCATAAGCGCTTCGGCTCAGACATGCCGCGCAGTGTAGCAAAGCGCGAGCGCGCCTCGTTCTCTGCATACCAGAACTGTATGCAGTACTTCATCTTGCCGTCGCCATCGCTAGTGCCTTGCCATGTGTCCACCGGTATCGGCTCGGAGTATATTTTACGCAGGCCGTCTGGATGTCTGAATGGTTTGCAGTTCTGACCACGTAGCACGATCCAGCCGTTCTTCGCTGCGATGCGCTGCACCTCGGTGGTGTTGTAATTACCATCGACGAACACGCCGGAGCCGTTCATGCCGTCTTGCAGAATGCCGTACTTGTCGCACATCTCGACGATGTGTGAATCGCTGAGTGCCTTGTGCGCTTCGATTAAGCGCGACTCGACGCCCTTGGACCATGAACGAATCACATAGTAAAAGTGATCCTTCTGCACATCGATCGTGCAGAATGTATAGTCGGCATCCTTCCAAATCTCGCTGGACTGGTAATCGCCCTCGCTGTCTTCCTCGTCTGCGATGACGATGAAGCGCGACACGTCCCACGGCTCGGCTAGACGCTTGCGCACAAAGTTCTCCAGTGCTTCCAAGTCGCCGCGATTCTTCGATGCCACTGCGTCGTGATACTGGCAGGCCAAGTCACCCCACGGAAAGTGCGCCATCGCGTTGTAGTTGAAGAAGTCAATCTTGTCGTCGCCATTCGGATTGAGTTGAATGTATCGGCCAGCCTGGTTGCGCGCATGCTGCGTCGCCGGGTTAAATGTCATCTGCCCAGCGCAGAGTTGGCATTCGTAGTAAACAGAATCCCTGATCTTTGCGTAGTCAGTTGACTGATCGTCGAACAAGACATCGTCGCCACTGGCAAACTTCATGCCGCCTGGCAACTGGTCGCCGTTCTTCTGCTTTGGTTGCGTCCAGATGTAAGGAATCATTTCGCCGCAGCAGTCACATGGCACATGCCACACCTTCTGCGTCGAGCGTTGCCATAGCACATCGATCTCACTGCCGGCTGTCTGCCCGGATGTCGGCAGGAACATGCGCCAGCTCCACGGATAGCTTGAGAGTCTGTCCTTGATCTGATCGATCCAGCCTGTCTCGTAGGCCCACGACTCATCGAGTGTGACCATCTCAATCGTCTTCGAGTTACGGTGTGCCAGGATGCGCGCGCCGAGTAGTCGAATAAAGCCGAATGGGAATTGCGTGTAATACGTAGTCTGCGAATGGCGCCCGTCAGTGATGATGCCTTTGATCGCTGGCGTGTTATTGATCAACGGTGTGAACTTGTCGTCGGAGAACTCTTTGAGCGCTTCCTTTGTCAAGTCGTAGTGTGCCTGCCGGCT